CTACTTCGCCAACGGCCACGGCCTCAAGGCGATCGTCCCCGATGAGGACATGAAGAACGCCGATCCGGCCGTTGACCCGGCCCGCGATGCCATCGCCGTGCCCGTCGACCAGATGCTGCTGGCGTACGAGTACGAAGTCGCCGCACTGGCCTTCTCGACGGCCGCCTTCACGCAGACATCGGCGCTCGCCGCCGCGGACCGCTGGGATGCCGACACATCAGATCCGGTCGATGCCGTCGACGACGCCAAGGCCACCGTCCGGGGTGCCATCGGCCGCGAGCCGAACACCCTCGTCATCGGCTATGACGTCTTCCGCGCCCTGCAGAAGCACGCCGGCGTGCGCAAGATCGTGTTCGGCCTGAACGCCCCCGAGGCGATCCCGACCGAGGCTCAGATCGCTCAGGCGCTCGGCGTCGACCGCCTGCTCGTGGGCCGCGCCGTCTACCAGTCGGCGGCCAACACCTTCACGAACATCTGGGGCAAGTTCGCTTCCATCGCCTACATCGACCCGAGCCCGGGCAGCAAGGCGATCACCCCCCTCAAGACCTTCGCCTGGACCGGCGAGTCGCCGCGCTTCGCGACCCGCGGCCCGGTGTGGGATGACGACACCAGTAGCTGGAAGTGGTACGTCGACGACTACCGCGACGTGAAGAAGACCTCGCTGTACGCCGCCTACCTGTACTCCACGGTTGTGAGCTAACGACTCACTGGCGGGGGCCGCGCTGCCGCTAGGCGGCCCCCCACTACCGAAAGGAAGTGTCACACATGAAGAAGTGGAAACTGCCGCTGGCACTCATGGCGCCGCGCGTCCACGCGGAAACGCTCTACACCGGTTCCGGTGAGGGCACGGCGGTCACGGCCACCGCGGCTGAGCTAAACATTCTCGACACCGCAACGATCACGGCTGCGCAGCTCAACGCGCTCAAGACCGCCCCGACAACCTACATCGTCGTCTCGGAAAACGGCAACGATACCACCGGTGTGGGCTCGTTCGCGTTCCCGTATGCGACGCTCACCAAGGCGTTCACGGTCTGGACCGCAACTCGCCACACGATCTATGTGCTATCTGGTGAGTACGCCGAGGCGGCCACTCTGACGTGGCCGAACGTGAGCGGACTGTCCCTCATCGGTATTGGCGATGTCGTTATCTCCAATGCAGACGCTGCGGCACAGGTTCTCAACCTCTCGCCGACCTACACCGCGTCGACGTTCGAGGCCACCGTCAAGAACATCACACTCGACGCTGACACGCAGATTGGCCTCAAGATCGCAAACGCGAACATGACCAAGAAGCTGAACGTGTACATCGACGGCCTCACGGCCAGCATGGACACGAGCGGCGACTCCATCGACGTCGCCGGGACCGTCGCCGGTCAGGCGATCCGGATCTATGCCAAGAACCTCGATCTTGAGGGGCTGCTCCACTTCACGATCAATGATGCCGGTTCGCGGCTGCGCGTGTCCGACTCCTCGCTCATGGGCGGGCTCACCGGTGCCGGGGCTGTTGCGGGAGAGGTGACGCTTCTCAACGTCAAGATGCTCACCAGCGGCATCACGGTCGACGGCGCTCAGCAACTCAGCAACGTCGGCTGTGTCTATGCGACCGATGCAGACCCGGCCGTCTATACCGAGTTCGCCAACGCTTACGCGACCTGAGTGGCGGTGACGTGATGGGCCACATGCCACAAGCCGCAAGCCTCTTCGCCTCAGCTACCCGGACCACGGCCGTTGCCAACGAGGCGGGTACGGCAGTCGCGAACATCGCGAACGCCCGCCGTGTCATCTGCCTGCTTGACGTCACGGCCATGGCCGGGGCTGCCGGCGACGTACTGGACGTCTACGTGGACGTGTCGCCCGACGAAGGCTCTACGTGGCTGAATGCCGTGCACTTCACGCAAGTAGCGGGCAACGGGGCGGCACAGAAGAAGATCGCCATTCTCGACCCGTCGAGCCCCGGCACGTCCGAGGTCAACGTGACCTCTGACGCCGCAAGCGGGGCAGTTCGTCCGGCCGCCTGGGGCGCTCAGATTCGAGGCCGCTACACGCTGGTAGACGCCGGCGGGCATGGCCAGTCGGCGACCTTCTCACTCAAGGCGCTCATGCAGTGAGCTACTGCACCCACGCAGAAGCGACCGCCCTGATCGGCCAGACGCTGACCGCCTCAACCCCTGTGACCATCACCGAGGCCACGGCCATCATCGCCGGTATCGACGCCGAGATAGATGCGCACCTCGAAGCGCGCGGGAACCCGACGCTGGATGCCGCCTTCCTCAAGCACGTCTCCACGCATGGGGCCGCGGCCCGGATTGCGCGCGCCTATTGGCCGGGCGCGTCCGGGCCCGGCTCCAGCGGCGGGGCGGCCGGTGAGCTGGCTGAGGAGTACGCGCGGCAACTCGCCTTCATTGACGCGCTCGCCGTGACCGCTGGCTCGGATGATGAGCCCGCCGACGCCATCGCCAACGGCTTCGCCAATGCGGCAGGCACGACGAACGAACCCTTCTGGACGCGCGGCATGGAGTTCTGATGGCCGGGCCGCGCACCCTCTTCGATATCCAGACCGATCCGCCCATCGCGGGCATGAAGTTTGCCCTGGACAAGCTCGCCGACGGCGTGAGCGACTTCAGCGGCCTGTTCGACGGATACGACGAGATCTTCCGCCTGTACATGGTGCAGCAGTTCACGACCGAGGGCAGCTTCGGCGCGGGCGGCTGGCATCAGCTCTCGCCCGCCTACGCCGCGTGGAAAGAGGAGCACTACCCCGGCCGCCCGATCGGCGTGCTCACCGGGGCGCTGCGCTCATCCATGACCGGCGGGCAGGGCTACTCCGCGCGCCTCAGCAAGACTGAGGCCAGCTACGGCATGGACCGTGGCTCAAAGGCGCTCGCCTACGGCCAGTACTTCCACAAGGGCACCCCGAAGATGCCCGCGCGGCCGGTCATTCAGTGGAGTGCCGAGCAGTCGCGCGCCTTTCAGAAGCACACGCACGTCTGGCTCCATTGGGAAGTACAGGATTCGCTCGGCAAAATGCCGCACGGCGCGAAGAACCCGGCCGTACCCGGCGCGTTCGGCGGGGGCCTCTGATGGGCATCGTCGGAGTCGAGCCGATCCTCGTGGCCATGGAGACGGCGCTGAAGAACGGCATGGCCGCCAAGGTGGCCGCGCTCAATGCCGAGTACGCCGACTCCTACGTGCTCGCAACAATCGCCGCGGATGCCTACTACTGGCACCTTCCCTCAGTCGAGGGCGGGCGCATCCTCATCGGCTTGCCGGCCATCGTGCTCATCACCGAACCGGCGACGCCCGGTGAATCAAACCCTGATATCTATGAGACGCACTACAGCATCGTCGCCGACGTGCTGGTACGCGGCACAGACGGCGGCGACGTGACGCGCCGCTGCCTCAGGTACAACCGCGCCGTCAAAGAGATCCTCGCGGCCCGCAACTCGCTGTCCATCTCCGGTGTGAGTTGCACCTTCGCGGGCGAGCATCGGCACGAAACCACCGAACCGGCCTCCGGCGACTACCTCCAGGACTTCGCCTCGCGCTGGTACATCACACGAGGGGAGTACGTGGCATGAGCGACGCCGTGAAGCCGCGCCGACTCATCGCAGTCAGAGGCGGTCACTACCCGAG